TCCGCTCGACCTCGGCCAATGCGGCATCAGGCGGGACTCTTGACGAGCCACCACCAGCACCAGCACCGGGGACGGTCATTGCGGACACCTTTGCCTGCTTGGCGGCCTCGGCAGCGAATCGCTTGCCCAGTTGCCGCTCATTGAAGGCCAATTTCTCTTCAGTGATGACTCGGATGGCTTCCAGTTGGTCTTGCACGTTGGGGCCAAGATCGTCGAAGCGCGCCTTGATCGCCTTTTCAAGATCGGGATCGATCGACTTGTCGAAAATGCCCGGGTGGACCTTCTCGATAGCCGTCTGCCAAGCCTGCTGCTTGTCAGCCTCTTGCTGCCTCGGAGCCGGATCGTTCGCAACGAAGCGGATTGCGTCTGCCAATTCCGGATTTGCATCCAAAATAGCTGGCTTTGCTGCCTCTCTCGCTGCTTGCTCTCTCTCGCGCTTGAGTTGCGCCGCCTCTTGGGCCATCCGGGTCGCCCAGGCTTGGTTGTCCTTGGCGATCTTTTCGGCTTTCTCGACACGCGCCCTCAGCTCGGCAAGAGCATCTGGCTCCTCAACCTTGGCAGGCTCCTCCTTCGCGGGCTCAACAACAGCAGTTGCGTCCGGCTCGACCTTTTCAGGCTCTGCCTTCACAAACTTGCCATCGGGGCCGCGTGCGGTAGTGGCTTGCGCCGCCGCTTCGAGTTCTGCTGCTGCCGCGTCGTACTGCTTCTGGTATTCCTCGTCGTTCACTGACATCTAAAACTCCTATGCGAGCCGTTTCCGGTAGTTCGCTTGCTTCAATCTGCCGCGGCCTCGTTGGCTAGTGCGGCCTGTATGCCTTCGCGCTCCTGAACGAGCGTTTCCGGCAATTCAGCGAGACGCCGGAGTTCCTTGATAGCTCCGCGCGTCTGTTCGTTGTCCTGGCTGATCAGCGATTCGGTGAGTTCCGACATCCGCTCATTGATCACCGCCAAGAAAAAAGGCCACCCGTTCTGGATGGCCTCTAAGGTCTGCTGGATCTGTGCGATCCGTAGTTCTGAATTCATAGGCAACAGGCGATCACCGCCATCATTTCGTCTTCCTCAGCCTGCATTGCCTGGATGCGCTTGGCCTCTTCCGCCCGCTCGCCCATCATCTGAGCCGTGACGCTCTGCGACGCCTCTATCAGCCCGAGCATCTCAACCATGTCGGCCGGAATGCTCTTCTTCGCCTTCGGTTTGACAGCCTTGACCGGGGCCTTTGCAGGCTCTACAACCTCCGGTGCCTTCGGGCTGGAGTAGTCGTAGTTGTATCTGCGCTCGCGCTTCTTGGACGGGACCGAGTAGCTCAGTTGCTCCGTCGAAGCCACCGATCCGTACTCAAGACTCACGGCTGGCAGGCTGAGTACGTAGCTCACCGGGTCAACGCTCAAGACCGGGTTCGCCGTCACGGCCTCAAGCGTGACATCGGCAGCGGTCAGCACATACGCCGCTGGGTCGATGCTCAGGAATCGAGCAACCGTCAGCGTCTCAGGACTCACCGTGAGTGCATAGGACGCAGGATCCACGCCCACCGCCCTGCCGACAGACAGCGTTTCAGCACTCGCCGTCAAGCTGTACGAGACCGGATCGATGCTCAGGGCTCTGGTCGCTGTCAGCGTCACCGGCTGCGCGCTTACCGCGTAGCTCGCCGGAGCGAAGTTCACTTGCCGGCCAACAGCCAAATTCACCGCGGCAGCAGTCAACGCATAGCTTGCCGGCGAGATGGTCAGCGCACGAGTCGCAGTAACCGTCTCAGCCGCAGCAGTCAGCGTGTAGGAGGCTGGATCAACCGTCAGGTCGTATGCAGTACCCCCGGCACCCTCCTTGATCGCGAAGGTGATCGTTCCGCCGTTCGATGCGCCCACCGTCCAAGAGGAAGTGACCGCGCTCGTCGTGTTGACGATCTGCCGGCCAATCGCGCCGGTCCAGTAGTTGTTCCCGTCCGGCTCCGAAGAAACCGTGTAGCCGCTGTTCGCGTAAGTGAGCGTGCCGCCTGCATCCGTCGCAATGAAGGTCAGGATTGCATTGGCTGCCTGAGCCTGGCCGCCCGAGTTCCGGTTGAACGGAGAACCAGCCCCGCTCGCCCCACTGGTCAGCGAACCACTGTCATAGCTTGCAGTAGCCGCCCCAGCGCACTCGATGAAGAAGCACGTTGGATAGGTAGCCGAGCCATACGTGAACGTCAGCGTGTGACCGGCACCGCCTGCCCCGTTCTCCTTGACGTAGACCGTCTGCTTTGACGTTCCGCCACCAGTCGAAACCGTGACCTTCGCCGTCCCGTAGCTGTTCGATTTGCTGTCAGAGGGTGCATTGATCGTCACCCCATCATCAGCAGTCGTCCAGGCAACGAACGTGCCACCTGTCGTCGTCGTGACGCCCGAGGTCGTGACGGTCGTTACACCAGATCCCGTGACCTTTACTACGTTCGGGACGGTGATTGCCACTTAGAACCTCTCTACTGTTACCGCCGTCCTCACTGTCTGAAGAGCCCTGAACTGCAATGAATACTGACCTGTCGGGAATGGATCGCCCTCGCGCGAGAACTCGCACGTAGTAGCCGCCAGAATCCCGCCTCCACCCTTTACAGGGATGTCGCCACCATCGAAACCGAATCCCGAGGTAGAGCCATCAGGGAAGGTCAGCAGAACAGTCCCGACCGGGCCAACAGGCCAACTTTCTCGGGTCAGCGTGACTTTCACACTGCGGACAGTCACCCCAGCCGGGATCGTGGCGCTGACGGTGTACGGGTTGACCCTGGCCGCGTACTGTTGCGACGCTCGGCTCAGGAAGACAGCCATTTAGGTCAGCGTGTGAATGGTTCCGGGACTCGCATTATTGAAGCGAATTGTGAATGTCTCGGTATCCGCCAAGGTGATCGACGAGCCGTAGTCCACCCATGACACCGCAGCATCAGCCGGGGACGTGGCCGAATCGTTGTACAGCACGGCGTAGCGGAACGGGCCGATGCCGCCAGCCGTAGCAGTGAACACCACTTGCGTACCCGTCACCGTGCTCGTACCACCTGACTCGCTGATTGCCGTGGTCGTCGCGGTGCCGCCAGCCGGATAGCCGTTCGCAGCAGCCGGCGCAGGGTGATCGGTGGTGTTCCAGGTGGTTTGCGTGGCAACGGGCGCCGTGTTGGTCAGAGCAACCTTGAACGTGTGCGTGCCGAACACATGCACGCCCTTCTCAAGCTGCTCGGTGAAATCCTGAAACTTGTTCTGCGTTGCCATTTAAGCCTCGGTCTTTGTAGCGGTGTAGACGCCCCCGGAAGGGCTCTTGATCTGCATGGTGGTGGTCTTGGGCTCTGACATCTTCGCCAGCACAGCAGCAAGGATCTCAGCGGTCTGCGCGTTCGACTGCTGGACAACAGCGCCCAAACTAGCCTGCTGCTCGGCAATGGCAGAAAGCGCCATCTCTGTGCTCTGTTGCGTGGCCTGCATGACCTCCGCAAGAGGTGCCAGAGCTTGGGACATTGCGCCGTTCACGTCAGGCAGGACCATTGGCTGCTGCGGTGCAGCCTGTGTCGGCCCTTTCGGCTCGGTAGCCTGCTGTTCGCTCCTGAAGTCCTCGCGAGCCTGCGCCATGGCCTGCTCGACGTTGAGCATCGCCTTGGCCTCCTTGGCGTCGATCTCAGCCTTGATGCGCTTCTGCTCCTCGTCCTGAGCCTTGGCTTCGGCTTCCTGAAGGGCTTGTTGCGTCTGCTGGAGTTGCTGGCCCATCTGCTCCATCTGCTCGGCAACCTGCATCATTCGCTGCTTCACAGGTTCCGGGATTTCTTCCTGGCCGTCCTCAGGCTTCAGGATTGGCGATTCCTTGCCGATCTCCATCACGTCCCAGGTCTGCTGGAGCAACTCGGTCACGTCGATCTTCTGAGCCGTCATCGGATTGCCCAGTGCGAACTCCGAGAAGGCGCGGATCTTGTTCGTCAAGACCTCCTTCTGCATGAAGGATGCCGTTCCCGTCGCCTTCCAACTCATGAACGACGACTTGCCGAACTGTTTGATCTGCGCCCACAACTGCGCGGCCTCGTCGCCGTGGATCTTCTGCACCGTCTCAGGAGACAGGTACTTGAGGTTCCAATCGATGTAGCACTCGACGATCGGCTCAATCCACATCTCGTCGATGTTCTGGATGACCTCTTTCATCGGCAACGAGCTGGCCGACATGATCATTGAGATGCCGGTAGCCGTCTTGTTCAGGTTCGAGGAGTCGTCGCCCTGCGTGTACTTCGTGATCCCCGTGTCATCGTCCGAGAACTGCTCGGACATGCGGATAACGTCGATCCAGCCGCCAGTGATGTCCGGCTCGACGAACTGCTGAATGGAAGTCTTCTTCTCTTCAGGCGACAAGCCAGGCTTGAAGTCGTACACCTTGCCGGGGAACTTCCTGAAGTTCTCCGTAGGCATGAACTTGGACCGGTCAATCGCAGTCGTGCCAAGCAGGGCCATTCCCTTGCCTTCCATGAACAGGCGGAAAGCAGCGTTGGTGACCTTCTGGTGAGGTGCGTTGTTCTCAGCCACCCCGACGCCCCACATTTCGTGCTCCACAGCCTCATACAGGCCGCGATGCACCGGGGACTTGCCGCTGTAAGGGTTCTCGACCACCTTGACGACAACGCCACCGGCCATGATGACGATGGCATCCACCATGTCACCCTCTTGCCGCTCAGCAACGCTGTCATCAGTCGGCGCCTGAGAATCGCTACCAGTAAGAGCAGAAGCCGGAACCTTTCCGAAGAAGCGAGCGACCTTGATCCGGTCATTCTTGAACCAGTACTGAACGTTGCCCCGAAGCTGGGCAGCCATCTCCGAACCAGTCTCGTTGCCGCGGTCGCCAGGCCCAATCAAGGCCATATCGACGTTCTTGTACGCCTTGTCGTTCTTCCAGGCCGCAACAGTCGTCGGGCTCTCCATCGTGACCCAGAACACGCCTAGACCCGACTTGACCTCGCGCGCTTCGGGGTCCGGATACACATCCAGCGTGTTGCCGAGCTCGAAGTATGGCATGTCATACTCGTACTTCTCTTCCTTGATCGCCCCGTCAACCGCCTTCGTCTCGGTCAGCGTCTCTTTCTTGACGAACGGGCCGAAGATGAAACCAGTTCCATAGGTGCCGAGCGTGTTCACGCCAGTCTTCAGCAGCGCCTTGAATTTGCCGCGCTCCATCTGGTCCGTGATGATGTCCTCCATCACGTCCGCAAAGGGCGCCAGGCTCTCGTCGGTCGGCGTGGTGTCGAACGGCATCTGCCCGTTTCCAAATAGCGCATCAGTGATCTTCGCCCGAGCAGCACGGACCTTGTTCCGGGTCGATCCGATGAACAGACCCTTGCTCTTCTTGGCCCGAGCTGCACCAGTGCCGGTCGTGTCATCGTCGCGTGCGATCCGCATCACGTCCTGATAACACTCCAAGAGCTTGATTTCCTGCGGCTTCCTCGCGTTTTCCCACGCGACAAGGCGCGCTTCGAGCAGCAACGCCAGCGACGTAGAGGTTTGGAGGGATTCAGCCATGATCAAAAGTAAGCGCCTATATCGTCCGGTTGCTGTTGTTCAAGAGGAGGCAACTTGCCCCAGTCCTCGTTGGTCATGCTCTCGGCATTGACCGCGATGTATCGAAGGTTGTCCGCGCCGTGGCTCCACTCGTCATGCAGTGGCGCCCCTGGCTCGTTCGTCTGCTGGTTGATGCTGCGGCGGTAGCGCTTGGCGCACTGCACCAGTCTTGCAGCCTTGGTCTTATCCATGTAAAGCCGAGGAAAGGTCATCCGGGTCAACCTGATGCCGTCCTCAATGCTGATGTTCGGCGTGATCTCCACATCCCAACCCAGCCCCTTCATGATGTCCTCGGCGCTCTTGCCGGTCCTGTAGTCTTTGTGCCGGCCATCGTGGGGAAGGTAGACCTTGCCCCAGTTGTATTTCTTCTCTTTCAGCAGGGCTGAGTAGTGAGCGAGCGTCTTATGGCTGTCCTCGATGTTCTCGATGACCCCGAGGGCAGAGCCATTCTTCTGCACCAGGCTGATTGACATTGCGTCATTCCAGCCAAGGTCAAAAACAACCTGAACCTTCAGCTTCGGGTCGTGCGGGACGTTGCAAACCCTGCCCTCTTCCTCTGCCTTGGCGATCTCGTCGTAGTAGATCGCGCCCTGAACGGCAGGCATGCACTTGCCTTCCCAGATGTTCTCGTACTCGGTCTTGGGAAGCGTCGCCTTTGCGTGCAACCTCTCCTTATCGAGAACCTCTGGGAACCACGGATTGTCCGTGTAGTTCATGTCAACAATGATCGCGTCGTCCGGCTGGTTCGTGATGAACCTGTCGTAGGTCTCGTCCGTCTCCAACTCTGGGTTGAACGACAGCCAGATCTCTGAGCCTTCCTTGCGGATCGTCGGGATCAGCACCGACCACGACCGCTTACTAACCGACTGGGCCTCTTCGACCCACACGATGTCGCAGCCCTCGAAGGACTTGATCGAATCAACCGTCTGGTCAGAAAGACCCGAAAACGAGAACTCAGACCCGTTCGAGCCTCGAATCTCGTTCTCCAGCACCCTGTAGAAGGATGTCAGGCCCATCGCTTCGATCTGGTCCTTCAGCAGCTTGTGGACAGACTGCTTGATCGACTTCTGAACTTCCCGTGTGCAGAGGATGCGCAGTTTCCGGGTTGAGCCGAGCACCAGCAGAGCGCGGGCAAAGCTCCAGGACTTCGCGCTACCTCGGCCGCCCTTCGCTCCCTTGTAGCGGGCCTGCTTGGTCAGCAGGAATCCCAACTTCTCGGGGAACTCGACGTTCACGGCTTGACCAGCGTCACGGTCATATTCATGTCCATCTTCGACCCGTCAGGGTTCCCAATGGTCGTCGGCTGAACCGGCTTACCGTGTCCGCGCTCGATGATCGCCAGAGCAGCCGCCATCCGGTTGCGCTCGTTCTCCCCGTTGCTCATGATGGACAGCAGTACATCCAGCGCGTCCAAGGTCTTTGCCTTGCACATCGCGTCAAGGGTGCGCTCTTCCTCGGTCTTGGCCGGTCGGCCGCCAGGGTTCCCAGACTGCCCTTTGACAAAGGCTGTTTTGGGCGCCTTGCGCTTCGGGCGGTCTGATGCCGGTCTGTTTTCAGACATATCAGACACCTCAAATAAGAAAGCCCGCTCAGACTCTTCATCTGGCGGGCGAAGTCTCGGCAATGTGGCCCGAGGAGGAGACAAAGTTAGCGGCTGGGCGGATCGCCGATCTTGGCGAAGAGCGCTTCGTTCCGCATCTGAGCGCCCAAACTGAACTGATCCGGCCGAGCACCGCCGATTTGTTGATTGGACGTGTCTACAGTGCTGTAGGTCGATCCTGGCGTTGCAGCATGCATAGCCAGTCCAACTCGTTCAGCAGCTTCTAGGCTTGCAAACTCGCCCAAGCTTTCACTGCCACCAGAGAACCGGCCATCGCCGTCGAAGGTGCTGTGATAACGGGTGAGGTTGTATCGAACCACCGGGCGCACCCGGAACTCATTGACATCCATGACGGACTCCTGACCCCGCAGGGTCTTCCCTGGGTAGTACAGAGCCACAGCGGCCCAGGGTCCAACAGTGATCAGAAAAGCAAAAACCCGCCGAGCCATCAAGACTGAGCGGGTCCAGAGGTAGCGGTCCACCACTACCAAAACAGACCCAATGTAACCTAATTCATGCTGCCGTGCAAGGTGCGCGAAACCTTTTCATGTACTCCGGGGCGATTTCCAGCAGTTCACTGAGCATCCAGGCATGCGCTCGGACCAGGCGGTTATAGAACGTCTGGTCAGGCGCTGACGGGTAGCCGCGCTCCTTGAAACTCTCGATCATCCAGGGCTTGTAGTACATGGCAACCGCGGCAAATAGCTTTGGATCGGCCTCGGACAGCGTATTAACCACCTTGGCGACGGCTCCATGATCCTCTGCGCTGTACCCGGTTGGATCGATCGAGCTGGCCGGCGAGTAGATCATGGTGAAGTCTAGGCTCTTTCGCGGATAGCCCAGCCCACCAGTCGCAGACTTGATGTCGTAGACCACCCATCGTTCGATCAGTTCGCACAGCTCGGCGTAGGGGTCCAGGCACTGGATGCGGGCGTTTCGGTGCCGGCGAGTCACTCGGATGGCTCCTCATCCAGGAAGACGATTTCCTTTACCTCGCATCCGTACAGTTCCATGCGGCGCTTGGTCTCTCGCAGTTGGCGGATGTGCTTTGCCCATGGGTTTTCTTCTCCCACCTCAGCCGGTAGAGCAGACATACAGCCTCCTGCTTGTGGGAGAGCGGCAATCTTGGTTAGGTTGTTCATTTGGACGCCTCCACTTCATTTGCAGTCGCAATCAAAGCCTCACCGAGTTTGCGCATGAAGGCTGCCGGGAGGTCCACGCGGAATTCGCCGAAGTATTCTTGCTCCGACTTTTCCGCCCACAGCATCACATTGCCGTCCGGGAAGTCTGGCGATGGGCGAACGCTCAGGAACCGGCCCTCGTCGTCGTCAAACACCTTGCGGTGAACTTCAAGCGAATAGGTACTCACAGTTGCGCTCCTAGGTTGAAAACTGAGTTGGGCTGTGACCTGATCGCCATTTCGACCAGTCCAGAAGAATCCTTTCGTCTTTCCCTGCGCCGTTCGGCCTTCTTGTCCAGCACAGCTTTAGGCGTCTTGGGACGCTCCATCTGCCTGACCGTTCCCTTTGCGCTCAGGGCGTAGGTCTCGGGCTTGGTGTTGATGTAGCCGAGGAACCGCATGTTCCAGACGGCTCGGCGTACCTGCTCGATGTCCATTTCCAGGGTCTCTGCCAGGCTCTCCATGGTGTGGGGGCCGGCAGCCAGCGCGTTTAGAAACCTTTTTGTCTTGGTCATGCGTTCCTCTTCATTTCACGGGTTTTGGCGCGATAGATGGTCTTGATTTGCCTCAATGTGTCGCGGTCCCACTTCACCGGCTCGTTGTCGGCCTCCAGGGCCTCTACGGCATCCAGTCCAATTCGGGCCACGAGTCCGATTCGGTACTGGACGGCGTTTCCGGAGAGGTGCTGATTGCATTTGACGCATTGGGCGTGACAGTTGCGCTCGTCAAATCGGAGATGGGCGGCTGCTCCTGTGCTTCGGTAGTGCCCAGCATCACGACCAGCGTGCAGCCCGGAAAGGTCGCCCGGAGGCTTTCCGCAAGAGATGCAAGGCTCTCGCTCGTCTCTGGTGCGGATGAACTTGTTGAACTCAATTTGAGCCTCTTTGATCAGTTGAGGGATGGTCTTCAGGGTTTCGCGCTTTGCCCGGTCCTGCTTCTTCTCCTGCACGACCCTGGCTTTCTTGGCTCTCTCCAGACCACAGAGCGGCCCACAGACGACCTGGAGCGGCCTGGCAGGCATGAACTTGGCCTTGCAGCATTTGCAGGTCTTGACCCTCATGCCGGCTCCAGGTCATAGAACGTCACGCCCAAGACACTTGCCGCATATGCCTCTACCTGCGTGCAGAACTCCGAGAATTCCTCGGTAGACAGAGCGGCAGAACTCATGCCAACGACGCCGCCGTCAGGCAGTTCGTGAATGCCGATGAATTTGCGCTTGAAAACCTCGTGCCAGTCGTCAGCGCTCCAAAGCTTGCCTTCCGGGGCTGCTTGCTCCGAGATCTGGGCCAGCACCCCCCTCCCCCAGTAGCGGCGGTTCTGCTGCTTGGTGCGCTTCCGAAGGGCTACGGTCAGCACCCACCGATGCCCGCCTTGCAGGACTTGGGCGAGGAACGGGAAGAGCTGCCCCTTGATCGCCGCCCAGGCTTGGCTGCGGTTATGCAATTCGATGGTCAGAGATTCACTCATGCCGAGGCCCCCGAGACGACCAGCCCGAGATGCCCCGCAATCTCCCGCTCGATCTTTGCCCCCTTGGATTGAGACCAGCCGCGGAGCATGTGGATTTCCTCGCACGTCACGAGCTGGGCAATCGCCATGCGCATGTAACCCTCCCAGGACTTGCACGGCGGCTCCGGGTTCTCGGCCGGGTTCTCGACGTGATAGCCGAGGCCGCGAAGCTGGGCGGCCGCACGGTTGAACTCCGGGTAGTTCAGGTCAGCAATTCCGGACATCGGCCCTGCAACGTAGACGCGGCTCATGGCTTGACACGCTCCAGCACGGGTGAACCTCCGAACTGCTGCTTGGCGTCCTCCATGTCCTTCACCAAGCCGAGTTGCCTCCAGCCGAGAACCTTCCACCAGTCAGTGCCGGGGATCTGCGCCATGTTGGGACGGGTTGCGTAAGCCATGAACATCACTTCTCCTCGATAGGTTGGTAGGCGGCCGATCCGGGCCATGTCGATTCAAGGCGAGCGCGGTCCTCAGCCGCATCGGAAGGTCGCCCATGTCCTGCGGGGTCTTGGCTGCCATCGCCCCCGCTTTCCACTCCGCGTAGAGCTCCCACGCTGTCCCCCATGTGCACATTCGCGTCAGGTGCTCCAGCTCCGGTGTCAGCCTGTCCATTTGCCCTCCATCGGCAGCCTTGGCACTTTTGATCGGCCTGGCCGAGTTCGCTGGTCGAATAGACGCAGCCCTGAGACATCCGAAACTCCATGTCCACCATCCGGCGAGCCCATGTGGTGTCCCATCCGTCTTGAACAGGCACAGACTCAGCGAAGGGAGAGCGGTCCTTGCATTGGTAGGTCATGCCGGCACCGCTTGGCTTTGGCTGCCCATCAGATCGCGCGGAATCTTGGTGCAGCCTTCCTTGTCGTTCAAATAGGCAAGCGCCCATTCGATGTGCTCCGGTCGGCCGTGCCCTTCCCTGGCTTGGTCCAGGATGTGGTGCGCGCGGTGCGCCCAGTTGTCGGAGGATTCGCGGGCGCGGATCATGCGACCCCCTTCAGCGCATCCTTCGCCATCGCGAGCTGCGTGCGCGTGATCTTCTCGCCGGCCTCATGCCGAGCAACGATGGTCCGAGCCCATGCCCGGTAGTCCTTGCCCTGCGCTGGAGCCTTGGTGACATGGCCCAGCTTCGCCAGCTCGGCTGCGATCCGCTCTTTGCCGGCCGGCGAGTGCTCGATACGCGGCGCCTCTGGGGTCGGCGCGCGCCGGCAGATGGCACGGAATTCAATGACGTTGGGCGCCCGCTCCGGCAGGTTCTCCAATGCCCACGCAAGGGCGTCCAGGTGCGGAGCAAAGCCGGCCAACTCATGCGCCCACGAGGATTTCACGGCGTTCTGGTCGAGTCCTTCGTACTTCGACGCGAAGTCACGCCCGTATGTGGCCGACAGCCGGACAAATAGCCGGTCAACGGCTTGCAATGAAAGGGACATCTTGAACCTCTTGGATCACGGTAAGTGGGCGGGGTTGGCCCGGTTGGCGGGCCGCAATGCCGGGGGCAAAGGACTCCATGCGTTCACGCATCGAGCGCTGGTAGGCGGTTTCGCCCGCAGGCGGTGCTCTCGGGGATTGCTCGGCAGCACGCCGAATCCAATTCCTCCATGCGCCGTCCCAGTCGCTGTGCGCAGCCTTGAACGTGTGGTCTCGGAACTTGTCTGTTTCGCGCCTCAGGTCCACCAACGGCGCTTCTTCGCTGGCCCATGCGATCAGGACTTCCGTGACCTCGAAGGATGGAGGGCACTTTCGCGTTGCGCGCGGCGCTACCGAACGAAGTGAGGTAGTTACTTCTTCTCTACTCTCCTCTACTCTCCTCTTATCGGTTTCGCGTGGGTTAGCACTGGGTTCTTGCTGGGTTACCGCTGGGTTACCCGTGGGTTCTTTTTCGGTAACCCGTGGGTTTTGATTGGGTTTCTTTGGGGGTCTTCCGCCCTTCGTTCCGTTGTCCCAAGCCGCGATCAGGGATTTGTTCTTTTCCTCCCAGCCGACGACATCCAGAAAGTCTCCATCGCGCTTGAGGAAGCCGGCATCAATCAGGGCGCGCTCGAACGCCTCTGCGTCACCAGAGAACCGGCATTGCGCCTTGAGCCCCCTGGCCGGCATCTCGAAGCGCCATGACTTGCGGGTTTGGCAGTGGCCCCACAGTCGCAAAATGCAGATGGGGGCCATCTCATCCTGGAGGGCATCGACGACCATGCGCGTGCGCCAATGGTCCAGGAAGTCAGGATCAACGATCACTAGGGGCTACCTCGCCACCCAACCGAGCGTCAAAGTCCCATTGCCGAGCGCTCGACGGAACGGAACGTCACAGCGGGCGATGTAGCCATCCCTTGCGGCCTGGACGAAGAGCTTTCCCCAGTTGCGCAGATCGGGAGGCGCAATGCCGGCCTCTTGAGCAGCGAGCGTCACATCTTCTGCGGCGAAAGGCTGACCCTTTGTCTTGCGCACGTAGCGCAGCAAGAAGCCGTAGCCGTCTTTCTCGAAGTCTTTCATTTGTCGTCTCCTTGCTTGGCTTTGGAATACGCACCGCCGAATCGGGCGCGGAGGATCTCGTCTGACTTCTTGGAAATGTTGTGCAGGCGCTTGGGGGCAAGATTGGGCTTGCGGGCCATCGCCGAGGGCTTGAGGTCTGCAGCGGTCTCGCTGGGTTGGCCTCGCCAGTTGAACGGGCTCATATACGGCCTTTCAGAAGCGATTCGGCATAGCGAAGCTTTTCTTCAGTCTTCAGCCGAAGCTCGCGCTCAACTCGAAGCGCGAACTCGGTCTCAGATTCCAGCTTGCGAAGCGATGCGATGTCGTAGCCGCGGGAATGGACGAGCCACAACATGGGGGCCTCGTTCTCGGCCTTGTCCATGAACTTGTTCAGTTCGTCCTGCGGGAAGTTGTGTTGGCCGGAATTCATGATCCGGGACCACTGGGCCGTGTCCTTGACGATCCCCTTCGGTCCGGTGAAGGCCTTGTCGTCCAGCCCGCTGAGCGTCTGGCAGAGCTTCAGGGCCGCGCTCATGGACGGCTGCTTGGCGATCATTGCGGGGGAAACCGCATGCATCTCGGGGCGAGCCGTCAGCTCATGTTGGTTCATCGAATCAGCACTCCACATTTCATTTGTCTCGTCATGTCTCGTTCGTAGAGACAAAAAAAAGGACGATCCCGTCCATGAAATCTTTCGAACTACTCTCCGTCGCACTCATCGAAAACTGGCGTCGTCCAGACCGCATGCACGGTCCAGATGGAAGCGATCGCAAGACCGATGAAGATCCACAACATGTAGTCGTCCGGGTCAGTGACGGCGAAGTAAGCACCGCCATAGATCGCGATGAGCAACATCAAGGCAGAGGCGATGCGTTCGGGCATGGGGTGCTCCTAGGCGGCTTGAAGGGCCAGTGCTTGGCGAACCTCTTCCCAGTCGTGCAGTGGGTTGAGGTCTTTGAGGGGGATGCCAGTGACGAGAGCGACGCGAGCGCAGCGCTCATGAGGAACGCGGTTGATGCTCAGCCAGTGCTCGACGTTCTGCCGGCTAACGCCAGCTCCGATCGCCGCTGCGAGGACCGTGCTCTTGCCGTCATACATCTCCAGCGCTCGCTGGATTCCTGATTTCTTGGTCGCCATGTACCCGCCTCTGCAAATATGTTTGCATCGTAGCACGCAAACAAGTACGCGCGCAAGCCCTGCAAAATCCTTTGCGATGAAAAGGACGATTGGCGAGCAGGTAGCTCAGTTCATGGAGGACCGCGACCTGAAGGCCGGCCCCCTAGCGAAGCTGTGCGGGACGTCCAGGCAGAACATCGAGGGGCTGGTGAAGCGCAACCGCTTCCCGAGGGACTATGTTGATCGCCTCGCGGCCGTCATGGAAATAACCGTAGACGACCTAATTGCCGGAAGATATTCAAATCAAAGTTCTAAAAATGAAATAGACGATACCGTTACTATGTCGAAAGACACGGTAAAGAAAAAAGGGAATGAGGGATCGCCCGGTATTGGTGCCGGCAAAGTGGCCGAGAATGAGACAACCCTATGTCAGTCCATTCCAACCTCAATGCCATTCGCACCTACACACCTGAAATCGTGCATCCTCCTGATGGGAAATCTTCTCGGCGCACTCGACAAGCGCAGCAAACGCATGATCGGAGATCTGCTGAAAGACCTCTCCGAAGACACAGATGACGCGCTAGACATCGCGGAGAAGGCGGCAGCTCTTGCGACCGTTCAAAAGCCAGTGACTAAGAATAAAGCCTTAAACAAGGCGATCCGAGGCAAAGGCGAAACCGTAGAAACCGGGCCTGCGCCTTTGGAGCACTAATGCAAAAGAATTCAACAATACGAAGTTTCATTCAGGACGAAGAAGGCTTCTTGCTGGTCGAAAGCGATGACGCCCAGACAGCCTTAGAAGCATCCAGGAGGGCCATTGAAGGCGCTCTGCTCTGTATCGGTGAGGGCAACACCGCCAGAGCTGCCCAACTGCTCTACAGCGCCCTCCCGAAGGATCGCCGGCCGATCCGCTAAGCCCCCCCAACCCCTCCACCCAGCCCGCCTTCGAGCGGGCTTTTTTGCGTCTACGGGAAACCACCTAGGCGCATCCTGCAAACTTTTTTGCTGCAACCCCTTGCGGAGTGCAAACATGTTTGCCACAATCTCTCCATCGCCTCACCACTCCGGTGAGCACCAACGAGGAGAGCAGTGAAGTCCTACCTAGTCACCGTAAAGCTCAGTACCGGCGAGACGATCCAGCGCACCTGGACTGCCGAAGACGGCGCAGAGGCCACCGAACTCACCCTTGTTCACCTTGCCGATTCTCAGAAAGAGCGGGTTGAGCGTGTTCTTGTTCAGGAGAAACAGTCATGAGCGCAGAAGTAGCAGATTTCCTCGATGGCGTGATCGTCAACCACTGGGACGACCAGTACGCCGAAGAGTTGATGGAGAAGTACTTTCCTCTGGAAGCCCTATGAACGCCGCTATCTCTCCCGAAGTGCTGGCCCACATTGCTGAGTCTGACATTGCAGAGCGGTTGAACTTCCGTTCTGCCTACCTTGAATCGATGCGCAGCCGTCTGAAGTGCTTTGTTCGACAGAACGGCCGGCTTACCGCGAAGGAAGCTCAAGACATGGTTTGCGCGCTGGCCGAGTGCTTGGGCGACGACATCCGCGAGGTGAAGGCAAGTCTGACGGAAGTGTCTTGCGAGCTGGATTCCATCATTCACTACGGACCGACCGAATGAACCCGTTTGGCATTCAGGCCTACCGATCCAAGCGCATGCCTCGCTCGGAAAAGGCTTTGTACCTGGCAGCAGTCATCGCCCTCATCGTCCTTGCAAACGTTCTTAGGAGCTAATCATGCGCCGCGAAATATCTTTCGAAGATCAAGAGTGGTTCATTCATACGCACAGCGGGAGCTTCGCAGACGCTCAGTTCGCCGAGCTGGACGACCACCCCTGCACACCGGCAGAAGACGCGTTCCTGTGGGTGACCGTCCTCCTGATGGCTGCTTCGCCGCTGATCGTGGCCTTCTTCGCGGTGCTGTGATGACGCATCTGGACGTGTTCCGCCTGACGTTCGCTGTTCGCCGGCAACACCTCGGAATCTTCCGGGCTGCCGTCCTGGCGTTCAAAGAAGCCATTCGCCCTACCAAGTTCTGAGGAAACCATGTCCGTCTACAAGACCATCAACGCAGTTCAGGCCGATCTCGCCAGGAGCGGCATCGGCAAGGACTCAACTAACACCTTCGACAACTACAAGTTCCGGGGGATCGACGCGGTTTACAACGCGCTGGCCCCTTTGCTTGCCAAGCACGGGCTTTGTATTCTCCCGCGGATGCTGTCTCGCACGGTTGATGAGCGGACCAGCCAGAAAGGCGGCGCGCTGTTCTACGTCACGGTCGAAGCTGAGTTCGATTTCGTCTGCGCCGAGGACGGATCTAAGCACACCATCCGTACCTTTGGCGAGGCGATGGACCGGGGCGACAAGGCCACGAATAAGGCCATGTCCGCAGCCTACAAGTACGCGGCATTCCAGGCCTTCGCCATCCCGACCGAGGGCGACAACGACGCAGATGCCAGCACGCATGAAGTGGCTGTGAAATCGAACAAGCCCGCAGCCCGCGCTCCGGTGATCCCAGTGGCCAAGGGGTCTATGGAAGCTCTGGACGAGAAGCGCCGCAGTTTCCTACTGAACACCGCCGATTACGTCAAAGAGCGATTTGAAGCTAATGACGTGATCGCCGCCCACGACGCCGTTTACGAGATCACCGACGACTTGGAACTTATGGCCCTGTCCACGCTGATCCCGTCCCACATCCGCACCGCAATCCGCAAACACCACGAAGCACAGAAAGTACCAGCATGAGCAAGAAGTTTGATGTCGTCGCCATTACCGGCAAGTACACCGATCGCGACGGCAATGAGAAGATCCGCTACGTGACGATCGGCGCAGTGATCGAGACCAGCAAGGGCTTGTCGCTGAAGTTGGAGGCGGTTCCCGTGGGTTGGGATGGCTGGGCCGGTTTGTACGAGCCAAAGGCCCGCGAGGACGCTTCTGCGCGCCGCCCTGCTCCTGCTCGCGGCGGCCGAGATGACCGAGACGAACCGCCTTTCGCTCCGATGGCCGCTGGTCGCTCCTTCCTGGCTATGTGACCCCTCTGTTCCCTCTGCATAACTGAAAAGGAAAAGAACGTGAGTGAATTTGAAGAGTTCCCCAAGATGGCCCGTCTTTCCCGCCGCGTCGTCATCACTGAGAAGATCGACGGCACGAACGCTCAAGTCTTCATCGGCGATGACGGATCCATGAAGTTCGGCAGCCGTACCCGCTGGATCACGCCCGAGGATGACAACTACGGGTTTGCCAAGTGGGCTCATGAGAACCGCGAGGAACTGCTGAAGCTCGGCCCTGGGCGCCACTTCGGTGAGTGGTGGGGTGCTGGCATCCAGCGCCGCTATGGCCTCTCGGAAAAGCGTTTCAGTCTCTTCAATGTGCAGCGATGGGGCGATGCCTCCGTGCGTCCCGCGTGCTGTCACGTAGTGCCGGTCCTGTTCGACGGGAACTTCGACACAACGGCGGCGAACGGATGCATTGATGAACTGAAGGTGGGCGGTAGTGTCGCCGCGCCGGGGTTCATGGACCCGGAAGGCATTGTGATCTACCACACAGCGGCGAATGCTGGGTTCAAGAAGACGGTCAAAAAGGACGAGATGCCCAAGCAGCAGGCCGCAATGCTGACCTCCCCCAACCCCTGAAGAGGTAAGAGATATGAGTGAAGCAAAGCAAGACGGCGGCCCGGCATTCCCATTCGTAGAGCCGCCCACGGAATGCAGCGTAGCCACGGGCATGACCCTGCGCGACTACTTCGCGGCCAAGGCGCTGCAAGGGTTCTGCGCATTCGGTGCCCTGAGCACCGATAGCGGCAACACGATCGAGGACCTTGCTCTAGACGCCTACGAGGCGGCCGACGCAATGATCAAAGCGAGGTCAGCATGACCACTACCCAGACCCCTGAAGGGGAAGCCTACGACAAGATCGATCGCTTCTTGCGCAACAACCTTGACGACACGGACTACGCCGAATTCTCGACGACTCTGGACGCCCTCTCCTCCTCAGCAAGAGATCAAGAGGGGGTGAGGGGTCCGATCATCTATCCAGACGCTGACCTCAGTTGTGGCCTGTCCACGGATGGAATCCTCATCTGTGGAGACGAGAAGTCGATCAACCGCGTGCGCAACGCCCTCCACGCCGAAACCGGCACTGTTCCCGCACTCCGCGCCGAGTTGGAGGAAGCCCGCGCCGCCCTTGCTGGTCAAGCCAAGAGCGCAGCCCCTGTGGAGCCGTATGTCCGCTGGACTGACAAATGGGATTGCCAGCACGTTCTGTCGTTGGCGGCGGCTGCACGAATGCTCAGCCAGTATTACGACGAATGGCCGGGCGGCTTGGAAGAAATTGAATCGGCATTGCGTACTGCGGCCACCCCGCCCGCCGCCATCCCGGAGGCGCCGGATACCTTCACGATGACCGTAGCCGATGCGCTGCGGATCGTAGATGCCAACTCTGATCGCCAGTCTATCGAGCGAGCTTTTCGAGCCAATGTCGCTCTCGCCTCCCCCGTGCATGTGTCGGAGGCGCCTGCCGACTTGCCGGTTTCCAGCGATCCGC